CTAAGGTTTTCAATCCTAATCCACGAAATTTCTTTGCAAACTCTACGCAATTTTTTATATAATTTAGCCTCTGGGCCCATGGCTTTTTTGGGGTTACCTCGTCGTCCATTTAATAATCTTTTTGTAACTTTTCAGGTAAGATTATACTGGATGGTTTTTTAGTTTTTAGAACTAATCTATGTGCTGTGTGACCTTTGAAACCTACAACGGGAGCAGAATTCTCATGCACTTCCATTCTTCTTACATCATACAATGTGCCATTAACTTCACAAAGTATTACAGCATTCTTTACAGCGTCTGAGCCTTGTGTAAAGCTAGATAAGAATTGTTGTAAGTCTTGAACTCTCATAGACCAGCTTTTCCTAGTTGCTCTCGGTATGTTGCAACCTGATCAGCCAATCTCTTGTTGTCTCTTTTTACTTCATTAAGTTCTTTTTGTAAGTCACCATTTAATGATTGATGGGAAGAATCTATAGTACGAATATTACTATTCTCTTCTGAAAGTCTATCAATATCTTTCTTTAACTGCACTATCTTAGCAGATAGTTCTGTTATAATTTTCTTACAACCAGCTAATTGATTATCAGTTTTAATCCATTGAGATTCTTTTTGTTTCCATTCCCAAATTTCTTTTTGATGAAGTTCTAATATTTCTTCAAGACCATTTTCTTTATTATCTGTCATAATTTATATTGACAATATAGGATAGTTACCTTAAATTGTCAACATGGGAGTTCCAAAAAGATTGACAGAAATGCAAAAGAGGTTTGCCGAATTTGTAGTATTTGGTGGACCAGATGGTCCCGTATCACAATCAGAAGCAGCAGTGCTTGCTGGCTACTCACCTAAAAGATCAAGACAAGAAGGATCAGAACTAATGAATCCGAGACTGTCACCACTCGTTGCACAATATTTAGGTAAACTAAAGGAAGAAAGACTTAAGAAGTTTGAAGTGAGCTATGAAAACCATGTAGCAGAACTTGCTCGTATCAAAGAGATGGCTCTAAAGAAAGGCTCTTTCTCTTCTGCTGTAAACGCAGAAACAAATCGTGGAAAGGCAGCAGGATTATACATAGACAGAAAAATAATAAAAACAGGTAAATTAGAGGATATGTCAGAAGAAGAACTAGAAGCAAAAATGAAACAAATCTTAGACGACTACGCGCCTCTGTTAAATGCAAAGACTGTTGAAGGTGAAGCAATTGAAGCGCCTAAATCTTCTGAATCTTCTTCACAACAGACATCGGAATCATCGTCCGATCCCCAAAAGTAAAAGTTCCATCATCTTCTTTGTCATAAGAAGCAAATAGTTTGATTGCATATCTATCTTTGTTATACAACCATCCTTCATTCACAGGAAAACTTAACTTCATCTTGTCAAATTCTTTATCACTAGCCCAGCCCGAATCGCTCAAAATATCGATCCACTCCACTCGGACTTTAGGAAAAGGCAGCTCGGGAGTTGAATGAGTCACGACTTGTTTTCTTCTCTTCTTAGGCATGTTACCTTGTAGCAAAGAAATTCTTGCTCGTCTACTATAGGGATCTAAAAAGTTTAAAAAAAATAAAAAAGTTGCAAAACCTACAAGCGCGGGATTTCTGTATATATTCTGGATGGTACAAAAAATAATGTACCAAAAACAAAAAGTGTCCCTAAATTTGTCCCATAAAAAGCTAGTGTTTATGCCATTTTACCTTGAAAAGTACAAAAGTACACTTTTTTTTGCTCAAAAAAAAATAATTTTTTCTTTAAAACTTTTTAGATCCCTATAGTAGGGCCAAATATGTCAGGAATAAGGCAGAATTGCCACAATTTAGTCTTATTTAGGTTTCTTAATTAGGGAATCTCCAAACTTCCCTTTCCAGCCAAATGATCCGTGATGCGTGGTCCATGAGTCTAGATTCGCGTATATCTTGAATCCAGCCTCAGTCGCCAAGTTACAGAAAGCAAGATCTTCACCCTTCCATACCTGGTCCTTAAAGCTAGTATCCCAGAAATTATAAAAATATTTACCCACCGCGTCATCTTCCGTCCCAATCTCAGCATTCATTTTAGCTCGAGCATCTTCAGGAAATTCACATTTCATTTCAGGATGTTTCTCCATTAAAGTATCAAATACTTTACGAGAGATTAACATTAAACCAGCAGGACCTTGAGAGATTTCCACCAAATCCCAAGGTAATATCTTAATCGCTTCAGGATCAGGGTAAGTGACAGCATAGTCTACAACCCCTGGTTTATTTTTGACTCTATAAGGTGTACAAACGATGTCCATTTTAGGAACAAGCATTCTAAGTACAGCTTCAGGTTGAAACTCTACATCAGCATCGACAAACAACATATAGTCCATACCACTATGTAAAAATCCACAGGTAGATAGATTCCTCGCATGAGTAACCAAAGAAGATCGAACTGATTTAAATTTACATGTCACCCCAGCTTGAGCGAGTGTCGTATAAGTATTTAATAAAGATATACAGGTCTCTACCTTCATGTCGCCATAACAAGGCATGGCAATATAAACTTTAGGTTTAGTTTTTCCATTAGGAGCCATTAAAAAAATCCTCCGCGTTGTAGGGTTTACTAATCTTCTTCTCATCGAATTGTAATTCATGATACATATCTAATCGTTTAAGAAACTTATGTTTCCAAGATCTTAACTCCGAGTCTTGCATTTTAAATTCTTGATAATATAGATCTGGAGTACAGATCATAATAACACATTGCTGAATCTTAGATTTATAAACGTAGTCATGGGCCATAGCATACGCGGCCACTTGTAAATAATAATCTTCTATCCATTCTTGCTTCTTCGGGCGGTTGGCTTGTTTAAAATCGACGATAGTTTCTAAACCGTTATGATTGCATACCAAGTCAGTACTGCCAGCATATAACCCAGGATAATGCAACGTGACTTCCGAGCCGTAGTATTCTTCCACAGGAAGTAAACCTTCTTCAATAATTTTTTGGGCCATGGGCTTCGCCTCTTGTCCGATCCCTGTAAGATCATCGTAGCCAGTACCGAGTATATGGTGCTCCAAGAATTTGTGCATGGCAGTTCCCCGCCTACTAGATAGATTTTTGATTCGCTCTGCTTCTTGTTCTCCAACTTTGGCCTTCCAGTCTTTTAGAAATTGTTGATTTTTTGTACGCCCTAATATCGTAGTCACTGATGGAAGTCTAGTACCAATGATGTCATAAATTCGATGTCCTGTATCAGGATCGGTAATCTGTTTTCCTTCTATATACTTGTATTTATTGCTTTTTTTCATTCTTTAAATTCTCCTCTTTATGCTCTTCAAGTGCTCTAGCTAGTTCGTCCATGTTCTTCCAAGTAATCTCATTAAATCTTTTTCTATAAGTATTGTTACTGACTCTAGACTTACCATCCCACTTACGACCTCTTTCTTTTTTAGACACGTGCTAATACCTTTCCATTGTATTGACCTTTTTCATTTCGATCTATTTTATATTTTTTATGCCACTCTCCTTTATCAAAGTTGTGTTCTCTAACTTCGTTGGTATCTAGATCAACATAAACTATTTCAATTCTAAGTCCAGGAACTTTATTATTAGTTCTGCAAATTTTAGTTCCATCAGATCTTTTAGCATTTGTCTTAACATCAAAGTATCTCATATTGTTTTCATTATCTAATGTAATAAAATCAATGGGACCTATTCCATGTAGGGCTCTAAAAACTTTATATCCTTTATTTACAAAATATTCTTGAGCCAGTAATTCAGCTCTTATTCCTTTAATATGTTTTTCATTTAGGCTCATAATGTCTCCTTGCATAGTTATATAAATTTTGTGCACTTTCCCAGCTATCTCCTAATTTACCCCATCCAGTATTACATTCAGTACATAACCAACCTCTAAATTTTAAAGTTATATGGTCATGGTCTGCAAGTTCAGGGGATTTTTTATTACAGCATTCACATAGTTCAGTCTTAGGCCACTCGGGCACAAGATTTCTAGTAAAATTTCTTTGTTTATTAGAACAATCTTTACACCTTCCTTTAACTCTACAAATACCACCTACATTAGTAAGTTGAGCAATATGAAAATCATCTATAGGTTTCATAATACCACACTTAGTACAAACTTTGATAGCGTCAGCCGGTCCTAATACTTTATAGGTTTTTTTAACTCCATTCTTGGTGGAGATTCTTTCGTGAAATTCTCTCATGCTTGTTTAATGGTCCATGGTGCGTTGGCCGTGCGCAGTCCTTCCTTACTCTCGTCCCAATATCTTTTACACAAGTTACCATTACTAGCGATAAACTCATGCTGCATTTGATGATGGGGATTATAAGGCCGCTTGATTCTTTTACCATCGGACTTTGAGTAATAAGCTATAAAAAATTTATTTTTCATTTAGAGATATTATATCTACCTTGGAAGCTAAGTTTCCAGAGACCGATATCCTTTCTACATTTGATTTAAAGGGAGCTACATAATGTTTTAACCATGCAGGAAATATAAATAAATCTTTTTCCTCCGGGAAGTGAGCTTGATACGTGATTGCTTGTCGATTGCCCTCACCATATATAAAACTAATTCCACCAGGACCCGAAGACTTTCCTTTATATTCTTTATATTCTTTTTTTATTTCTTCAGGAATTTTTAAATAGATCACAAAAGATAAATCATCTGAGTGATCGTGAGGAGGATTAAATTCGTGTTGACGTTGGTAATTAACCCACATAGATTTAACTAAATATTTATTTTTACTAGGTTTATCAGAATTACGCCACTTGTCCCACACTTGATCGTAAATATTAACGACATCTTTCATAAAGGGTTGAAGAATTTTTAAATCTCTTAACTTATATTCTTTCTGAATGATGCCAGCCAGTCTATGGTTATAAGACAATTCTTTCTTTACTGAAGCTTCTGATTCTTTTTTTAAAAGTTCAAAAAAATCATCTGTAATCTTTAATTTTAAAACACAGGGTCCCCATGTTAAAATTTGATAATCTATTTTATTTGTCATGCTCTACCATTGTCTTTATTACTGTAGTCCAGGGATTAAAGTCGTAATCGACTTTAGTGCATTGTGTCAAAAGTATCATCATAACTGTCAGAGTCATTAAAATAATTATCTGAAGTCTCATAGAATTCTCCTTCTGAGTCACAATCCCAACATTGATGTACGGTTTCTCCCCATTCTGTGCCTACTTTAAGATATCCATTACCTTTACAAGTAGGACAGATATGTTTACGAATTTGTCTTACTTTTAATTTTGCCATTTAACTTTTTCGCTTTCTCATTTGCAATTTGCTCAATAGTTTTACTTATAGACAATTTAGCGTCTGGCAATAAAACCTTAGACAAATTAATCAATGTCTTGTATGTTTCGTGTGTTAACGAAACATTTCTATATTTTGTTATATCGGTCATATGTTCCTTTCATTTATTTCTGAGCAATATATAGGAGTGAATAAGGAGTTGTCAAGATGAAATTTATATTATCAATGATTATTTGTACCAGCGTATATAATGTGTGTTTGGATCCTCACCCTATGCCTGAAAGATATAACAGTCATTATGAGTGTATGATTGCGGGTTATGAAGAATCTATTAAAAAAGCAAAAGAAATGGGTCCTGAAGATATTAATAAGTATGGAACTATTATAAAATTTTTTTGTCTACAAGATAACATAATAATTCCACCATCCAAACCTAAAATTGAAACATAATTGACAATGTGTCCAAATTGTGGTAGATCCGAATTATCTCACCACAATAACCTATCACTTTTTCCCTCTTGTGATAGGTTCATTATTCCACATTATAAGCATTCCTACAATCACTGCATAAATACCTATTATAATTAACATACTCCAAATCATATTAACCCCTACAGTTTCCATGCACGTACTCCTGTAGGAGCAAAACCTGGCGCGCACGTATAGGCTAGCCGCATGGCGCTGATTTTTCTCATTCTATTCACAAATAACACCCTGCCAAGTGCCTCTACCATCATTTAAGTAGTAACCATTCTTCATAGAGTCTTCAAATTCTTTATACGTCGCTATCGCTTCGCGATGATCGTCCGCAAACATTAGGCACTCGTGTACTTCCATTGGTCTTGCCAAATCGTACTTCTCTTTTACTAACGTTCCATCGAACAGTAGTATTAGTATTATTAATGTCTTTGCCATTTGCAAATTCCTTAATAAATTTATACCATAAATCTTTATACTTTGGATCTTTTGTTTTGTTCCACATGATAGCTACTTCATCAATCTTCTGTAGTGTCACCATGTTTTTTTCTTCCCCATTTAATAATACGTTCTAAGTTATGAGTTTTTAATTTAATTTGTGGTCCGTATGGTTTCCATGCTGATACCATTAAATTAAGTTCAATTACTAGATTTGCCCATTGTTTAGAAGTGGCGTTCTCTACTTTTATATTTATTTCTCTATCTTTCATATGTATTTTTTAAATGCTAATCTCCACAACCATGATCGTGTAATAGATACTCCTGTAAAAATTAAAGCTATTCCTATACTGTCCATAATGGTTGGATGTAATCCAAAAAATGGAAATATGTATAACTGTATTAATATTGCCAGAATAAATCCTGATCCAACATCTATAAAACTTTCTATAAAACTTCTCATTTCTACCCTCTATATAGGATATCAGAGGATTTTTGTCAAGCCCTAATTAACGGCCTTGGCCACGATATTTTTTGTATGATCTACGCTGATTTTTGTTCATAGTAGAAGTAATAGGATTGCGACCAATATTGGTCCCTTTTGGCTTACTTTCGTGCTTTATAACTTTACCGTAAAGACTTTTATTTTTCTTGCTCATCGAATTGTCTTATATGGATCGTATCCCCAGACCCTACATGTGGCATATAACTTATTTTCCCATTAATTTTTTGTTCTATATCAGCCCCACAAGTAGTACATCTAAATACAGTTTTATGAAGAGATACAAAGATACTATCTTCTGTACATACAGGACATTGACCATTAACAACTTGCGCTGCTACATCAAATGCTTTCCCAAAAGGACCTTGTCCGTACATGTTTCTCCTTACGTTTATATTTCTTTTTATCTTGTATTACTTGAGGTGTAAAGAACTTTAGGACCTGGGCTACACGATTCCGGGGTCTATTTTTCTTAAGAAAAAAAGCGTATGCTTTTTTATTCATTAGTGAGTCATTAAAGCAAAAATGACATAAGCCATCCCTGTAATTAAGGCCCCTACAGATACTAATAAAATACTTTCGATTCTATCAATTTGTTTTTTTATTCTAGAAATTCTTTCGTGTGTTTGTTTTTGCATTATTCTACAAAGCTTTTCATGAGATTCAATTCGTTGTAATGCGTCTTGTTTAGGCATGATTAGTCTAATATTATTGCTTTTATGGATTTTTCACCCATATATATTTCAGTTTTTGCTTTACCCTTCCAGCATTTATAAGACACAGTTTCACTGTAGGTTCTCTCCGCTTCGCGCTTGCCGCGTAAACATTGGGCCATCGAGTCTTGAATACGATGTTCCTTAATTTCTCCGTTTACGAACATTAATAATCCTATCACCGCTTCGATCATTTTGGGTAACTCCCGTTTCCATTAGTATATTTCATTTCTCTAGATGCATCTTTTAGTTTTTCTATATCAGTTAAAACTTTGTCCATTTGTTTTGTTAAAAATTCTATGTTGACTTTGTTTAAAGCCATAGATTCTATGTGCTTGTTTAACTTATCCGTGGTCTTGTAAAGATCCTCGATCATCATAAATTGTTCGGAATCTGCAGGAAGCGAACCAAGTTGGCCCCGCGGCCATTTGATTCTAAACTCTGTATTCTCAGTTAAATCTTTAGACATTAGTTCTACTGTTGTTTGAATTTTGTTTTGCGTCTCAATAATACCGAAGTAAGCCCAGGTTCCAATCGCGACCATCGCGATCAGTGAGGCTACCGTCTTCATCGGCATTTGCACGGCTGCTTCTTCAGAAATTTTTAAAGGTTTATTTGCCATTAGTTATAACTATACCCTGTGTTTGATTGTTCTAATTTTTTAAATAAGTCTTCGTGTTGTTGCATTATCTCTTTGTCAGAATCCTGCATGTCATCCATTTGATCTTGTAATTTTTCCACATATCTTTCTAGTTTTTGTACCTTGTCCATTTGTACTGCTTGAATAGTTGATAGTTCAAAAGTTCTAGATAGACTCCAACCTCCTAATGCTATTAGAAGTCCGACCAACATCGTTAAGATTTTTTCCATCATTGACAGCTCTCACATTCGCCGGTATCATCTATTACTAGACCACCTTCGTTTTCAAAACTTTTATCTTCGGCTCTGCTATTACAATCACAGTTAGTACATTCACCTTCTGCATTTGGACAATGACACATTTTGTTACATGTTTTACACCAACGTTCAGTCATTTTTTTGCCATGCAAAAAGCCAACTAATAAATTTTTTCCATAATTTTTTAATCATCTTTTTTCTCCACGTCGTAGAAGAACTTATCTGAGTCTTCTGTTTTCCATTTACCACTGTCCTCAACATTCCAATCAGAAGTTTGGACCTTCCAATCAAATGGAACTTCATCTTTAACAGTAAAAGATGGAATATTCCATATAATTCTATTGTTGGGCTGAGCAGCATAATTGCCATCATTTAAGGCCATTATGTGAGCGCACTTATGTTCGTGCGGAATTTCTGAATGATCAGTATCTACTATATTACTCTCTGGGTGTGCAAAATCAACAGTAAATAAATAAGCACCCTTATGCCATTTTTTATCTTTACCAAAAAATTTTCCTGATTGTCCATCTAGGAGATCAAAAGAAGTAACAGCAGGATAATAACTAAAACAATTCCAAAGCTCCAGCTCGTCAAGTCGCATCCTAGGTACTTCTTTGATATTATATCCTCTTTGAATGAAGGCTGAAATAGGGAGACGATAGAACACAGCACCGTTCTCCATAATACAATGAAAGAGAATAGGACGCCCTGTAATAGATGCCATCCCGAATATAATGCAATCTTCAGCTTCTCCAAAATGTTCCTTAAGATCATAGAGATATTCTCTCCTGATCTGTGCATACGTCACAGGAATATTTGCATTCAGATAAGCCATAATTCATTAGAATATTATGGCGCCAATAATAAAACCAGCAACAAAACAAACAATTTCTCTTCTGTTGTGCAACTGCCAAATCATAAATTTGTCTATATATTGTTTCATTTTTCCTCCTCTTTTATATTACCCCAATTAGGTCCGCATTCATAGTCTACTTTATTTGGAACTTCAAGAGAAACTGCATTTTCCATTATCTCTTTTATTCTTTTTCCATTGTTATTTACTGATACGTCAAGTTCATCATGAACTTGTATATGTGGAGTAATTCCTTCTTTATGTAATTCGATCATTGCTTTCTTAGTCATGTCAGCAGCTGATCCTTGTATTAATCTATTCAAAGCTTTGTATGTATATGCTCTTTTGATCCCTGGTCCGTGTTCCGCGAGCGCTTGATCATGAGGAAGTGCTTTATGAATTCCAAATTGATTGGGTTCCCATAAATGAAACCTACATAGTCTTCCTAGCAAAGTACGAATTTGTCCTCGGTCCTGAGAACGTTGCATAACATTATCCATAAGTTGTCTTACGAATGGAACTTTGTTGTGGTACTGTTTAAATAATTCATCGGCTTTTTCTTTACTGACTCCTAGTTCAGCTTGTAATTTATTTTTACCCATACCATAGAACAGACCAAGATTTATAGTCTTGGCCTGTGATCTAGGTATCTCTGCCATGTCTGCCACGATAGTGTGGAAATCGGCATCACCCTTTTTATAGGCTTCCATCACTTCGTCCACTCCATAGAGATTCTGTAAAGTTGCATAATGCACTACCAACCTAGGCTCTTGCTGAGAATAGTCAAAACAACCCCATGTATGGCCTTCCTCGGGTATAAATAATGACCTAATAGCTGGCCCTAATTCCTTATCTCTAGCTGGTATTTGCTGTAAATTTGGATTTGAATAACTAAATCTGCCCGTTACTGTTCCTCCATTATCTCCTCTTAATTGATTAATTTCAGCATGAATTCTTCCTTTGTAGTTATGTTTTAATATGGTATCAATAAATGTGGTATGCGCCTTGTTTATTTCTCGAGCGCGGGCAATTCTTTTCACTAGCGGGTGGGGGTGATTTTGAAGAAAGTTTTTGGTAAATGATGGAGAATTTGTTTTTTCGGTTCGGTCAAATGGTAGGCGAAGTTTTTCAAAAACTTGTGCGATGGATCTCGCTGCCCATATTTGAACATCTACTTGGGTTTCTTTTTTTACTATTTGTAAGCATTCTTTTTCTTGTTCTAGTAATTTGTCTTTTAATAGATGAGCTGCTTCAACGTCTACTCGAACTCCTAAAAAACGCATATCGATTAAGCAAGGGAAAAGTTCTGTCTCTAATTCGAAAATAGAATTTAAATCTTGATGTAAAATTTCTTTCTTAAGTTCTTGCCAAAGTTCTAATGTAAGTTCAGCATCTTTTTCTGCATATGCTCCAACATAAATGGCCGGTAGTTTATACATTTCTGCCTTAGCGTCAACCCCCCAATCACGTGCAGCTGCATATAATTCTGTTTCACTTTTTGTTTTTCCGGTGTATCTTTTACTACAGCTGTTTAAGTCATAACGCATTTGATTTTCATCAACAAGGGCAGATGCAATCATCGTGTCTACAATTTTTCCGTTAATACTTAAACCTAGGGACCTAATCCAACAAACGTCATACATGGCGTTGTGAAAGATTTTTATTGATGGTGTAGACAATACTCCTTGAAACCATTTCAAAACTTTCTTTCTGTCCATATTCCCACCACCCTCATGTGCAATTGGATAATAGCCAGACCAACCAGTTACAGCTAAAGATATTCCTACTACATCTCCAGCTTTAACTACTGAGCCAGAACCCATTCTAGTATTTAAATTAGGGTCTTTTGTTTCCAAATCAATTGCAATTTCATCATACTTAGATAGATCTGGAAAATTTTCTGGAGGAAGCCATTCAGTTTGAGGTGCAAATAAAGGTTTTTGTATCATTGTTCTTTCTTCCATTTTTTATAACCTTTAATCCATTCTTTTTGTCTACGTTCTTCAGTTTGTCTTCGTGATTCTTGATAGGATTCCTCTAATTCTTTTTTCTCTTTCTCGGCTTCCTCTAAAAAATCTTTTTTAGGTGCTTTTTTCATTTAATTATTCCCCATGAGTTTTCTTTTTTTTCTTCTTCAGGATAGTCACGATCAATTGCCATTTGACAATAGTGAATTGCTTTTTCCAAATCTTGTTTTTGATTTTTCTGTTTGTGACGACACAAGTATTTTATAGCATTGCCTTCCGCAAATGGAATATTATTTCTGTTAATAAATTCTGATGGCTGAATGACCATAGACTTGTAATGAGTCCCGCCTATCTGTTTTTTATAAATATCATCCGTCATTAGCACATTCCTTAATTAATCTTTTAATATAATAGTCATGTCTTCTTGCTTTAACTTCTGGACGTTGGAGATATGCTTTGTCCCATGCTTTACCTTTAGGACTTTGTCTCCATTTTTTTCTAGCTCTTTTTCTAGATTCTTCAGACCAGGGGTTTATCATATTTTGTATCCTTTATAACTGTCTTTGGGTGAAATGATGTGTAAATGTTCCTTGGTCCTTGTTGCGCCAACATAGAATAATCTATTTTCATCATCTGCATTTCTTTCATATGACTTCATAGTATTTTTACTTAGGTCTGTCAACAAAACTACGTTCTGTGATTCACCACCTTTAGCTGCATGTATAGTTGATAATTCAATTCTAGGTTTTTCATTTAATTTTTCTCCATTCCTTCTCATCTTTCTTAAATAACTAACTTCTCTTGTAGATGCATTATCAAATGATTCAAACCATGGATTCTTCGTATTTAATCCATAATCTTTTGTAAGTTGATCTATTCCATAAAAAGATCCTTTAGCCATTCCTTTTATTTTTTGTTTATTAAATTTTTCTGAAGTCATGTAGGAAGATATTTTTATTAATTGATCATAACTTAATAGCTGTCCCTGTCTTAAATGTTCCCAATCTATAGCAGCCATGTGTAAATTTTGTTCTTTAGTTTTTTTAAATTTATTTTTATAATAAAATCCTTTACGATATAAAACGTCTTCTAAATCAGTAAGCATATATTTAGTTCGAGCTAATATTAACCATTCACCTTCTGTCATATTAATATGTTCAAAGTCATCATAACGACTTAAAGCCCCTTTATGAATTTTTGGACTCCAGGATTTGTCTATTCTGTTTCTAACTTTATTTATAATTCCCATAGCTAATGTGTGAACTTTAGAAGGTATTCTAAATGATTGAGTCAAGGGCATCATTTGACCTTCTTGTGCTATAAAAGAATCTACATCTGCACCAGCCCATCTAAAGATTGCTTGATCATCATCGCCGGCGATGAAAGAATCTTCTGTCTTATTCCAAATAGTTTTAGCCATATCCCACTGCATTAAAGAAAGATCTTGAGCTTCATCAATAAAGACAACATCAAACTTTGGAGACTTATCTGACTTAGTAAATTCCAATATCATGTCATTAAAGTCTATAAGGCCATGTTCTTTTTTATATCTTTCTAACTCATTAGAAATTATACGTAATTTATTTCTTTCTAAATCTTGATTGTGCTCATTTAAATCAAATAGTTTTTCCGGTTTAGTATTTCTTAATTTAGCTAAATTAATAAGATGAAGGTATTCACTATCAGAAGTAAAAATTCCCCCATGATCATCTTCATAGCTAGCATAGTTAACTGGAAAACCTAATTTTTTTCCAAGATCTTTATAATGTCTTGGTTGCATTACATTTTCTTTTTTAATTCCTAATTTTCTAAAAGCCAAAGAATGAAGAGTTCTAAAATAAGGTAAATCATCTTCAGTTAAATTAAATTTTTTAATTGCTCTATCTCTTGCTTCGTATGCAGCTTTTTGTGTAAAAGCAAAGTAACCTACTCTATCCGGATCAGTTTCTTTTAAATAATCATCTACTTTATTTAATAAAGTTGTTGTTTTCCCTGTCCCTGGAGGCCCTAATACAATTGTTTTCATCAGTATGGTGTGTCCTCTTTTAATTTTTTAGGTTTATATTCTGTATCTTTTTTATCGAATTCTTTTACTATAAAGACAGATAGTTTTTCTTTACCTACTCTTTTATCCTCACATCCACATTTTTCTTTCAGCATTTGTCCAGTTCTTTGGTACCCCAAATCCCATCTATGTCTCATTAAAAATTGATGATAGAATCTATCAAATACAAAATGATGATAACCTTCTGAAGTCCAAACTCCTCCCTTAGATAAATCACTTTTTTCTGCAGCTACCTGCCTATTTAAACAAAATTCTTCTAAATGATTTTGCAATTGATCTTCGGTTCTCATTCCCTCTGCTGGTTCTGTAACTTCTGCATTATTTAATAATTGATTAGTAATAATAATCCAGTCTTTTTCTTTCAAAGTGGGTGGTCTAAATTTTAATTGAACCATACATGCTTCTTGGAATAAACTTTGTTGTCTTAAATGTTTTACACTCTCTAATTTCAATCTTTCTCCGTCTACGTTTAAATAATAATATGGATCTTCTAAGTCAATAACCTGTAGATCAGTTAGACTTGGAAACATTATATCTTGACCTATTCCAAATTTACGTGTTCTACATAAAATTTTATCACACATACTACACATAGGCTCATCTTTACATTTATACCCCCACTCTTTTTTCTCATGCTGTTTTTTAATTATATCTACTTCTGAATCAGACAATGGTTTTTCCATTGCTTGAATATTAAATAAGGTAATTCTACTCTTCCATTCGTTAGGCCATTTTTGTTTTGCATATACTCCATAATGAAACAACGCATTGTTTCTACTACCTTCTCCAATTTTATTTTGTGCTAATATTTCGATGCAAGGAGGCCCGTCAGAAAATTCTGACTGAGGCCTCTTTACCTCTATGAGACCAGCATCTAGTTGTTTTACGTTATTATAAATCTCATAGAATTCTTTTAAACTTGCTGCGGTACCATCTTCTTTAAATGCATATCTAGTTGTGTCGTCACCGTTAAAATATGGTAAATTTAAAAAGTTTCCGGTATCATCTTGTGATTTTAATTCGGTTTGTTTTGGAAATACTTCTGA